ATGCCGGTGATCTGTCCGAGCCGGAAATCACAATCGCAGAACAACTTGGCCAGAAATTAAACCCCTATTCGATCTGGACGCACCTGCGTCCGATCAGCCGGGGCGAGTATGACGCCTTGGTCGAGCAGCACCGAACAATGGACATGATGGCCGCAACACATACGCCTGTTGACCTGTCTCAAATTGCAATTGGACCGAAAGGAAGATGACATGAACGATATGACAAGCCCGCCAAAGGCAGGCCACAATAATCCGCCCCCGTTTGATCAAGCCGAGGTCGATCAATTGACCCAAGAGGGCGCGAAGTTCCTTGAGGTGGCCGCGCAATGGTTGGAAAACGGCGACCTGACCACCGAGGAGGACGCGCAGCGCCTCAACGACTTCACGAACGGCGTTTCTGCACGATCCAAGATTGCCGAAGCCGCACGGGTTAAAGCAAAAAAACCACACGACGACGCAGGCAAGGCGGTGCAAGCCGCGTTCAAGCCGGTCATTGAAAAGATGGACAAGGCCAAGGAGAAGGTGCAGCCGCTCTTGACCAAATGGTTACAGGCGAAAGAAGCCGAACGCCTTGCCGAGGTTGAACGCCAGCGCGCAGCCGCCAAGGTCGCCCAGGATGAAGCCGACCGCAAGGCAGCCGCCGCATTGGCGCGTAATGACATTTCTGGCGAGGTCGACGCCGAGGCGGCAAAGAATGCCGCAGCCCAAGCGGCTAAGGACGCTGAAAAGCTGGCAAGGGGTCGCTCAAACGTGTCCAGCGCCACCGGCGGAGGCCGCACAGCATCCCTGCGCACCGTGATCGAAGCTGAGGTGGTGAATGCCCGTGTGCTGTTTATGCGCTACTCGGAGCGGCCAGAGTTAATCGAATGCCTGCGCAATCTTGCAACACGAGAAGCGCGTTCAGCCGGGTTCAATGCCAAGACAGACAAGATCCCCGGCGCAAAAATCACCGTAACACAGAAAGCCGTTTGATATGAGCCAGATTGCAAAACTCCCACTGCGCCAAGTAGACAGCGTTAAAAAGCTGCTGATGAACGACATGGCCCGCGACCAGCTTGCGGCAGTTGCGGCAAAGCACATGTCGCCGGAGCGCCTTATGCGCGTTACCGCCAACGCGATCCGAACCACACCGCTTTTGCAGGAATGCGAACCGCTCTCGTTCCTTGGGGCCTTGATGCAGTGTGCTTCCCTTGGCCTTGAGGCCAACACGGTCATGGGTCACGCCTATATGATCCCGTTCAAAAACAACCGCAAGAACGTGGTCGAGGTGCAGTTGATCATTGGGTACAAGGGCCTGATCGACCTTGCGCGCAGGTCTGGGCATATTACCAGCATTTCCGCCAACATTCACTATGATGATGATGATCTGTGGGAGTACGAGGAAGGCACCGAAGCCAAGCTGCGCCACGTTCCCGGCCCGCAGGAAGGCACCCCGCTGCACGCCTACGCTATCGCTAAATTCAAGGAAGGTGGCCACGCCTATGTGGTCCTGCCTTGGGCGCGCGTGATGAAAATACGTGACGGTTCGCAAGGATACAAAACTGCGATCAAGTACGGCAAGAAGGACAGCCCGTGGATTGCGCACGAGGAGGCTATGGCAAAGAAAACCGCCATCCGCGCCTTGTCGAAGTACCTACCCTTATCTGTTGAATTTCGTGACGCAGTTTCCATTGATCAGGACGGCGGCGCAAAGGTTGACTACGCCAAGTTTGCGTTGAACCCTTCCGAAGGCGTCACCATCGACGGGGAGTTTTTAGAGGACGAAGGCGACGACGCGCCCAAGGATGAACCCAAGCCAGAGGAAAAGGCCAAGCCCAAAGAGGCTGAAGAAGCGAAGGGCCAGCCCAAAGAGGCCATGACCAACCACATGAAAGTGGCCGAACAGATTGAGGCTGACCTGACCGATCTTGCGCCAGTCGATAAGACTTTGGATTTCTACAAAGAACAGCTTGATCTGATGCTGAAAGAAGACCCGACGCTGCATGAAAATGTCATGGCCGTAGTTGATGAGTTTAGAAGTTAATGCGGTCGCAGGAACTCATACGCGCGGTGTGGACGGGGCAATCTTTTGTTCCGGACGGGAACTTTGCAATGGCAATGGCGCAAGACCGTCTGGGAGATGGCGAGGTGGTAAGCCTTGATATCGACCCTGAGCGTTCCGCAAAAAGCCACAAGCATACCTTCGCCTTCATCCGCACCGCGTGGGAGAACCTGCCAGAGAAGGTATCGGGTGCGCCGTTCGCGGCAAGCACAGAGACATTTAGAAAGCACGCTCTAATCCAGACCGGGCACTGTGACATTGACATGATTGCAGTTGGTGATTCGCGCCGTGCCGAGCGTGTAGCCGCATTTACTGAGCGGTTGGCAGTCCGGATGCATGGGTACGCCATCACCACGATTGAGGGGGCGGTCGTCTACTGCGCAACGCCACACAGCCAAAGCATTAAGGCAATGGGTGGTGACGCATTTAAGCAAAGCAAAAAGGACATCTTGGAATGGATGGCTGACCTGATCGGGGTCAGCGCCGATGACCTCGCAAAGATGGGTAAAAAGGAGGCAGCATGAGCAGGAGCGTTCCTGAGTGGATCGGCAAGACCGATGACACCGCAATCCCGCCCCGCGTCCGGATACGCGTATTCGATGCCTTTGGCGGCTGTTGCGCCCACTGCAAGCGTAAACTGGGGATGGCTGGCGAGAACCCAGAATATGACCACATCATTGCCCTGACCAACGGCGGCGAAAACCGCGAAACCAACCTGCAACCTCTTTGCAAAAATTGTCACAAACCTAAGACAGCGCAGGACGTTGCGATCAAGTCACAGGATCGACGCGTGAAGGCCAAGCACATCGGCGCGGCCCCAAAGAAGCGAAAGATGCCTTACCGGAAGTTTAACGGCGATCCGGTTTGGCAGTGAATTCCCCACCACGGGAGTAACGCGGCCACGGCGATCCAGTGGCGACAGACCAAGGATAATATTCAATATGGCTGACACACCGTCAACACTGCCCGACTTCAACCCGTCAAAGAACGAGGTCGTAGATGGCATCAAGTCCCGCACCGAAGAACTCATGGCGTACATCCGCGACAACGCGCCGGACAACCGCTGCCGCTCAATCGCAATGACGAATTACGAGCAGGCCGCTATGTGGGCCGTCCAGGCGAATTTCACTTAACCCCAAACTACCGCCCCGCGCAAATTTGGCACGGGGCAAACCGCGAAGGATAACACGATGGAACAAAGGACAAGCGGCTGGTGGATCATCTCCGGCGCAATCTTGGGCGCGATGATCTGGGCGGCAATCATCTGGTGGCTGACATGAGACACCCAACAGACGGCAACGCTATCGCAGCCGATGCGCACTATAACCGCGATGAAGAGATAGGAAACGAGGACGGCGAGACGTGCAACCGCGTAGTGCCGCCGGATGAGGATGAGCCTCGCGGATACAAGCCCAAGCCGTGCAGTGGCGTGATGTATTTGGACAGCACATATGGCGACTACCATTGCGACACCTGCGGCGAGATTGGAAACTGAAAATGAGCATCACCGACAAAGAGATTGCAGACGTGGATCGTCGCCACAGAGATGCCAATATACAAGCAATGAGGTCGACAGGCTTCAAGCGCCGCGTATTTCTCACCTTCGCCAGCTTCTTTGGGTTGGTTGGCGATCTTGGCCGCGAAATCCAACGCGACGAACAGCGCGGAAAGGACGATAAATACCATGACGAATACTGATATGATTAACTTACCGAACGGCCTGCACGAAGCGCAGCAGATCATCATCGCCCAGCGTGAACAGATCGAGGCGCTGCAAAAGCGGGTGAAGGCGGCGGATGATATGGCGGAAAGGGCCGAAAATGTGTTTCGGTCAGAGTATCACAACACAAACCACATCGAGGGTGCAAAACAGTAGTTCAACGCGAACATGGAAGCCCTTGCCGCCTACCGCGCAGCACGGGAGGGCAAGGCATGACCGACCTATTCATGAAATCCAGCGCGGTCCTGTCCGGTTGCGGTGTATATCGTTACCGGCTCACGCGCCGGTGGGGTGACGGACCGACATGCCTATTCGTCATGCTGAACCCTTCGACAGCAGACGCAGACAAGGATGATCCAACGATTAGACGCTGCATCGGCTTTGCGAAGCGCGAGGAGTGTGGCGGTCTGGAGGTCGTCAACCTGATGGCCTTTCGCGCGACCAAGCCAAAAGACCTTCCCGGTGATCGGACTGCCGTTGGCCCAGATAACGCCGACCATGTGTTCACGGCGGCAGCGGAGGTGGATGGCCCGATCATTGCTGCTTGGGGCGCTCAGAAGGCAGCGCTTAGGTACGCGGCAGGGTTTCTTCATGGCTTCGAAATGCGGTCAATTCCGCTTCTCTGCCTCGGCATCACGAAGGACGGACAGCCCCGCCATCCGCTGATGGTTC